TATATTATTAACCTTTCTTCTAAGGAAGGTTTAGAAAATCCCCCTTCTAGCCCCCCCTTGCTTCCGAGCCACTTCGAGCAATTCTGGACGGTGTACCCGGAAAGGGCTGGCGTTCAGAACCGGGATGCTGCCGAGAAGGCATTTGCTGCGGCCTGCAAGCGGGCTGACCCCGCGGTTATCATCGCTGCGGCTGAACGCTACGCCGCCGACCTCAAAAGCCGTGGCAAGATTGGAACCGAGTTCGTCAAGCAGGCCCGTGGCTGGCTGAATGAATCGCTTTGGCAGGAGTTCCAGAGCAAGCCCCAGGCAACGCCCGCAGTTCCGAAACAGGTTGCCGTGATCGAAGGCACAGAAGCTTGGAAGGCATGGGAAAGACATCGCGGCAAACGCCCGCCGACAACAGACATCCGCATCCCCGGCAAGCAAATCCAGCGCGGCTGGTATTTCCCCACAGAATACCCACCATCACCAGACAAGAGCGAGGAAGCAGCGTGAGCGAGGCAACCAAACCAGAAGACTTGGCGGCGGCTTTCCGCGAATACCAGACCGCAAAGGAAGGGTGGGAGACAGCCGCGCGGCAAGAAGCTGCGGCGCGTGGGCAAACCACAACCATGCTCAACCGGGTGAACAATGCCCAGAAGGCACTATCAAAGCTGATTGAAGCGGAAATGAAGGCCGCTCCGATGGACAGCGATTGGGGTCGTAACAGGCGCACTGGAATGTTGGAGGTCCGTTCTTGACCACCGACCGCACCATAGGCCCCACACCTGAACGCCTACGCAAGGCCGGTGAGAACGTCGAGGCTTTCACGCCTGATGAGAACGTGAACCACCGGGCAATCAGGATGCTTGACGGCCATGTGCTCGGCTACCTCCAAAAGAAAAGCGTGATCTCGGGCGATCAGTACAACGCCGGCATCCAGTACTACGAGGACTGGTATTTCGGAGGCTTGGCGCATTCCGGCGTCATCGACCCTGGCAGGATCATCGTGGACGGCGGCAAGATCGACCACATGAGCGACAAGCAGCTTGCCGCGCTCACCCGCTACCACCGCGCATTGAAAGCACTATGTGACGAACATGCCGACATCATGCTTCATTGCGTGTTGCGGGAAATGCCTGTTTCACAGTACGGTTTCGCCGTGTGGGGCCACAAGAACCAGAAGCTCGCCAGCCTTGCCGCCCGTACCCGCCTCATGGACGCCCTTTCAGCCCTAGACCGCCATTACTACGGCCGCCGCAACATGGGCCACAGATCCAGCCATGCGCCCGACTATCGCCCTATGATCCTCGGCGCCGATCACCACCAGGAGGCAGAACCCGCCGCTTGACACGGGTACTCATTTGTGAGAGAAATTTCGTCCAATCCAAGGCTTCGCTCAACAGCGGGGCCTTTTGTGTTTCTGGCGGAGGTCTGGTCGTGTCCAGTCCAAGCGTTGGGCAGTGCGCGGTGATGGTAATCAATATCGGGATCACCAGCGAAGGATAAGCGGTGCGAAAGCACAGGAGCGACGGAGATAGGCCCTCTACCCGAATGCGCCTTGAACCATTCCGAAAAGCATTGTGACGTTCACCTGCGATCCTCGCCAGACACCACATTGAGCAACCATAGCGCGCACAAGTGCCAATCGCCCACCGCGCGGTAACACCAAAGGGTTGAATGAGCGACCATCGAAGCGCACAAGCAACCCTCTATCGCGCATGGTACAAGACAAGGGCATGGCAGCTCATACGCCGCCACCAGCTATCAACCGAACCTCTATGCCGCATGTGCAAGGCGCAAGGCCAGACCACCGCAGCAACGGTCTGTGACCACATCGAGCCTCACAAGGGCGATAGAGCATCATTCTTCTCAGGCCCGTTTCAGTCTCTATGCAAGCCCCATCACGACAGGGACAAGCAGCAAGAGGAACGCCGAGGCTTCAACACCACGATAGGGCTTGATGGCTGGCCGAGCGATCCACGGCACCCAGCGAACAGATAGATGCCCCCGGGGGGCCGGGTAAATCGCTAGAGCGGTTCGCTTTCTGGTCCGGCGCCTGAATGCAACGTCCATAAACCGTAACTTTTCAGGTTTCACGTAACAAAAGGTTTCAAGCCAAGATGAAGAAGCGAGGCCGACAATCGACGGCGGCGCTGGCGACCGTTGTCAACCCTGCTGATCGCATCCAGATCGTGAACAGGCTCAAGCCTCCGCATGATCTCACGGATGAGGAAGTTGAGGTATGGGCCGCGGTCACGTCTTCGGAAGCGGCTGATTGGTTCAATGCCGGGAATGTCCCGCTGCTGACGCAATACTGCCGACACGTTGTCAGGGCGCGTCATCTGGCGGAAATGATAGACCGGGCGACAGGAAGCGCCGAGGCGCTGGCGATCGAGGATTATGACCGGCTGCTGAAAATGCAGCAACGTGAAAGCGGGGCGATTGCTTCGCTGGCAACCAAGATGCGGATCAGCCAACAGTCGCTGACAAATCACCGTGGCAACAAGAAAAACACCCAAGCGCGCAAGCCCTGGGAAGCCTAAAGCGGCGGCGGTGTCCGGGCCATGGGCGCCATACGCCAGCCGCTCGGCTCGCAACATCGCTTGGATCGAGCGTTATCTTAGGGTGCCGGAAGGCATCTACGTGGGCAAGCCGCTCAAGGTCGCGCCCTACATGGTCGAGGACTTCGAGGCGATCTATGACAACCCGGCAGGAACGAGCCGGGCCATCATAACGCGGGGCCGAAAGAACGCGAAGACGACTGAATCCGCTATGATCGTGCTGCTGCATACTTGCGGGCCGGAAGCCAAGCCGAACTCGCAACTGTTCAGCGCGGCGCAATCGAAAGAGCAGGCGGCGGTTCTGTTCGCACTTGCGGCGAAGATGATCCGCATGTCGCCGGCGCTGAACGATGTCTGCACCATTCGAGATACGAACAAGCACATTCTCTGCCCTGAACTCGGCACCTGGTATCGGGCGCTGTCTGCCGATGCTTCGACCGCCTACGGATTAAGCCCGGCGCTGACGATCCATGACGAGCTGGGGCAGGTGAAGGGCCCGAAATCGGAACTTTACGAGGCGCTTGAAACCGCCACGGCGGCACAAGAAAGCCCGCTGTCTATCGTGATCTCGACGCAGGCCCCGACTGACGCAGACTTGCTGTCACTGCTGATTGATGACGCGAAGACGATGCGCGACCCGACGACGGTGTTGCGGATGAACTCTGCGGATCCCGAGATCGACACGTTTTCAGAGGAAGCTATCCGGCAGGCGAACCCAGCTTTTGACCTGTTCATGAACAAGACCGCCGTTCTCAAGATGATGGCGGATGCTCGGGAAATGCCGAGCAAGCAGCCGGAATTCGAGAACCTTGTTCTCAATCGCCGGGTGCAGATGAATGCACCATTCGTTTCGAAACAGATTTGGGACGGCTGCGGCGCTGAACCCTTGGAAGATTTCGAAGGGTTGGAAGTCTTCGCGGGCCTTGATCTTTCCGAGACGAGCGACTTGACGGCCTTTGTCCAGATCGCGCGGCACGGCGGGGCGTGGCATGTCAGACCGACATTCTGGCTTCCCGCGGCCGGGCTTCGTGAGAAGTCGGCGCAAGATCGGGTGCCATACGATCAATGGGCCAAGGCCGGGTTTCTCGAAACCACGCCGGGCAAGTCGGTCGAATACGAATATGTGGCCGCTCGCATCTTCGAACATCACGAGCGGGTGCCGTTCAGCAAGATCGCCTTTGACCGCTGGAATTACCGCCACTTGAAGCCCTGGCTTCAACGGGCCGGGTTCGCGGATGAGGAACTTGAAGGCGACAACGCCATCTTTGAGGAATTCGGGCAGGGCTTCGCTTCGATGTCCCCGGCGCTGCGAACGCTCGAAAGCCTACTTCTGAATGGGCAGATAGCCCATGGCAATCATCCGGTGCTTTCGATGTGCGCCGCCAATGCAACCACGCAAACAGATCCCGCAGGAAACCGCAAATTGAGCAAGTCGAAGTCACATGGCCGGATTGACGGCATGGTCGCGCTTGCAATGGCGGGAGCCGTAGCAGGGGCACACCTGCCGCAAAACGCTCCAATCTCATCCCCTTGGGATGACCCGAACTATAGTCTGGTGGCCTGATGAAGGTGCTTGGCTTCGACATTCGCAGGGCTTCGCCTGTTGCGGAAACCCGCAGCACGGCGGAAAACCCGCGCATTCCGATCAGCGCTGAGAACTTCCTTCAGGTGTTCGGCATCAGCACGACCAACTTGCCAGACGTTACGATTGATAAGGCGCTTATGGTGCCGGCTGTTGCGGCCGCAGTCGCGTTTCTGCCCCGCACACTGGCGGCGCTCCCGCTTCACGCCTACCGGAAGACGAAAACCGGGCCGGAAAAAATGACCGGCAAGATGGAGATCGTCATCCACGAAAACCCGAATCCCTACATGGATTCGTTCAAGTTCCGGCAGTATTTCTGGCAACAGGTATTCACTGGCGGGCGTGGCCTGGCATGGATCGAGCGCAACGGTCAGAACATCGAGGCGATATGGCCGATTGAGCCGGGCAAGGCCACAATTCAGCGCACTGGCGGCAAGATCATTTATGGCTTCGAGGGCCGGGAATACAAAGCCGAAGACATCATCGACGTGCCGTTCATGCTCAAGCCTGACATGCTGGGCGCCTATGGCCCGATCAATCTGGCGGCGAAGGCCATCCAGCTTGCCCTTGCCATGAATGACTACGCCAGCGGGTTCTTTGCCGGTGGGGGTGTCCCGCCGCTTGGCCTGTTCGGGCCGCTTCCGGCTGGACCGGATGCGATGAAGCGCGCCACGGCTGACGTGAAACGGGCGATCGACAACGCGAAGCAGAGCCATACGCCAATATTCCCGATGCCGACCGGCTATGAATTGAAGCCCATCGGATTCGACCCCGAGAAGGGGCAAATGACGGAAGCGCGGCGGTTCCAGATCGAGGAAATCGCGCGAGCCTACCAGTTGCCTCCGGTGTTCTTGCAGGACTTGAGCCGCGCCACGTTCAGCAACAGCGAACAGCAGGACTTGCACCTCG